TTAAGAAAAGATAAGTTGTTAGGCGGAGTATTAGGGTTAGCTATAGGAGATGCTTTGGGAGTACCTGTAGAATTTGTGCAGAGAGAAGTATTAAAGAGCTCTCCTGTGGAGAGTATGGAGGGTTATGGATCTCATAACCAGCCTGTAGGTACATGGAGTGATGATACGAGTATGGTATTAGCTACATTAGATAGTATGTGTAGAGGCTTTTCTACAGATGGTATGATGGAGGCTTTTTCTAGGTGGTATAACATGGCAGAGTATACGCCTTTTGGAGAGGTGTTTGATATTGGAGGTACTACCAGATTAGCTATCCAGCGGTACCTTATGGGAGAAAGTGTTAATGATTGTGGCAGTAGTGATGTGTACAGTAATGGAAATGGCTCTCTTATGAGAATGTTACCGATGATTTTATATCTTGATGTTACGCCTATTAACTCTAATGCTGTAGATCTTATTTATAAGGTATCTGGTTTAACTCATGCTCATCTAATTAGTAAGATAGCTTGTGTATACTATGTTTATATTGGGATGTATCTTACGGTGTATAGTGATAAAAATGAGGCTATGGAGGATGCCATAAAAGCGGTAGATGAGTATTATAAAGATACCGTATACCCAGATACAAGGCTGGGAAGTCTTAGCAGGGTATTTACTCTTTCTGAGGAGGATATAAAGAGTAGCGGATATGTAGTAGACAGTTTGGAGGCTAGTATCTGGTGCCTGTATAATTCAAACTCATATACAGAGGCAGTATTAAGAGCGGTTAATTTAGGAGAGGATACAGATACTATAGGAGCTATTACAGGATCCTTAGCTGGGTTATTTATTGGAGGAGAGCACCTCCCTAAAGAGTGGGTAGACAGTTTACAGGCTAAGGATAAGATATTACAGATTGTGGATAGATTTTATGAACAGTATAAATAATGGAGGTATGTAGAGATGGTAGATCCGTTTGATCTTATGATGTTTAATAAGCAAGATACTATAAGTGTTGAGAAACGAGTTGAGTATTATAAAAAGTGGTTTGAGGATTGTAGGGCTGTAAAATTATTAAAGGATTTTAAATTTCCTGTAGATAGGATAGAGGCTTTAGAGGCTATAAGAGCTCTTAATACTGAGTTAGCAGATTTATACATGGTATCAATTCCTGTTATTACTTGCTGGGTAAGGGACGATAACTATGTATCAGCCACAGGGGAGATATATCTTACAGAGCCAGAGTTAGAGCCTTTTTTACATCAATTTAGGCACCATTTACAGAATGTGGAGCGTAAGTATGACAGGAGAGGATTAACAGCGGAGGGGCTTAATGGATTATATTACAAGGTACCATATACTAAGTGTGTATATAAACTTTATGGGGAGGATGATGCCAGAGCGTGGGCTAGGATGGTTATTGAGTTAGCCTCATAAATGAGTTATAATATAACCACTATATAAAAAGGTAGGTGGTTACATGATAAAGAGATTGAGCGTAATAATAGCTTTAGGTATTGCACTATCCTTATCAGCCTGTGGAAATACAGATAAGGCGGTAAATGAGCCCACAGAGGCGGAGAAAGTAACGGAGGCTATAGAAAGTACTCCAGAGGTAACAGAGGAGCCAGAAACAGCCACAGAGGAGGCGGAGGAGCTACCTGTAATCTATGCAGATGATGAGGAGATCAATTTATATCTGAATAGGTATAATGAGGCTAATATGGGGCAGGAGATAACAGCGGATCAGTTTGAGCCTTATAAGCATAGCGTACATAAGAACCAGATAAAACTTAAAACAGAGGAAACTACTATATCAGCTACAGGAACTAAGGTAACAGTATATTTAGAGTATAAGGATCTGGAGCAGTATAAGGAGGCGTTTCTGAGGTTTGCAAAGCCCTTTAGTGATACCGATATAGAGAAATGCTGGGAGCAGGTTTTAGCTGATGATACAAGGGTTATAGAGTTTGATGGATTTAGTACAGAAACCAGTAAATTTAATGGAAATATAGAGTATATGAGTATCTATGGATCCATAGAGTAGGAGGCGGATTATATGAAAATCGGAGTAAGAAAACCTAGCCTTAAAAAGGCTATCAAAGCAAGTACCACAGGTAAGGCTAAGAGGGCGGTAAAGAAAGCAGTTAATCCTCTGTATGGTAAAAAGGGTGTAGGGCTGGCAAAGAACCCTAAGAGAGCTGTAAAAAATGCTGTATATAAGAAAACTACAGTAGGAGTAAAAGATTTACTCAAATAGGAGGGCTTAATGGATGAGCGTATAAAAGAGCTGATAGATTATATAAAAATGTTACAGGTAGCCTTAGAGTGTAGCACAGATCCAGAGGATATAGAGGCGGATAATCTAATGGATGCTATTTGGGAGAGTAAGATGGAATTAAAAGAGCTGGGATATGTTGGATGGGAGGATTTATAGGAGGTATATATGGATAATGAAAAGCAGAAACAGGAGGTAATAGACTTTCTGGAGAATACCTACACAGGGGCTAAAATGATGGGAGATGAGGAGGTAATGCTGAGAGCCTCCAGAGCACTCTTAGCATTTAAGGCAGATGTGCATAAGGATATTTTCATAGAGGAGAATGTGCTGGAGTTTTAATACCAGAAAGAGAGAGAGAGGATCTTAGGATCCTCTTTTTTTTATTCTAAAAATACTTACCGATTGTGATTAAGTTAAGTATCTGAAAAAGAGAGGAGGATCCGATGAGGAGAGAAGATTTAGAGGAGCGTTTGGATACTGAGGTAACAGTTACGCTTTTTGATGGAAGTGAGTACACAGGAGTACTTAG